AATTAATTTTTCTAGTGCCATTTTCTAGACAAGACATGTAGTTTTGTTTAGTTGCATTGTATTTTGTTTGATTGTGTATTGGTGGTATTGTTCCTTGAATTATACTAAAGGATTCAATTACTTGAATCTCTGCGCCATAAAGTTGCTGCCGTGCCTGGAAAGCCATATCGAACGCGCTGAAGGGTCCCCAACCCCAGTTTCCAGCACTACCAGTAGCTTTTATACTGAGTAATGCAGATAAATAATTATAATTTGAGATATTAAATAATTTGATGTATACATCAAATAAACCATACTTTCCTGCTGGAATTGTGGCGTAACTAAAAATGACATCTTGTAATATAGTTACTTCACCAACACAACATAATTTATCTATCACACCAGCGAAAATATTACCACCTCCAAACGGAGACAGTGGTCCTCCCCCGTCTGCTCGCACAAAAGCTCCAACGAGTGTATTATAAGATACATCATTACAAGTGCTAGGAACACCAGCGACCTGATTCACGCCATCTATATGAATAGGGACAAGCATTCTCGCTACAACATATGTACTTAAATTCGTGTGTTTCAAATAACGAAAAGGATCACATAATTCATCTGGAAACAACTGATTGGAAGGATCAATGACAACACCACTACCATCTAGATTTCGAGGAATATTTATTAAATTATTAATATATCCGAAAGGCATATTTAATGATGGATCACTGCCTGGTAACATAGTGCCACCGGATAAATCAGCTTTGCTTATCTCAGGAGAAGAAGCTAGACCCCAAACACCACTAACGTCCGATTGAATGACAGAAAATCCAGGTGTTTGGGTAAATTTTAAATCACCGCTGCCCCACACCAAACCACTACCACCCCAATATTCAGACACTATATTATTACCCATGTGAATCGATGCTAGAGCATCGTGATTTGCCACACCACCACACAATAAACCTTTATCATCACAATCCTCACATAAAACATTGCCTCTTGCTAAACTCTTTTGAAGTTTATAACTTTTCATACTTCTAATAGTACCATTATCATAGTATTTTACATTTTTGTTTCCACAGGTTTTTTTATTTTGAAATCGTTGTTTTTCTGCTTGATAAATAGTTGCATCGCGTTTATCACGAATTCTATCGCTGGCCGTTAATATGGGTTTATTATTACTAAACGGGTTCATTTCTTTTAGAATTGGACCTTCAAAACCTGGCATGATTTATATTTAATAGATATATAAATTATGTAAATTTAATCTTTTTAGTTCCATCTTCCAAACATGACATATAGTTCTGAGGCACTTTATTACCCGTAGTTTGATTATCTTCACAAGTACCTTGAAAAATTCTTACTGATTCGATATATCCATCATAAGTTATGCTAACAACGTCTTCACTTGTTTTGCTATATATCAGATACCCAAATGCAGGAAAATTATCCCATTTATAATGCGGCGAAAGCAATGAGCCAACGCCTGCACTAGAGAGTCCATTCTGAAAAGATGGTGAATAATTAATCATTTTACTAAGTAAATCATAATCGTTTACACTATAAATCTCAATATATATGTCAAACCAAGGAATACCGAAATTTTTGCCAATGCAACATATGTTGAAAATTTTTCCGAAAAAAATGCCTACTCCTCCACCTGAGAACGTGATGTCTGCAAATTGTATAAAACTATTTTTAAACACATTATACGAAGCATCTGTACAATCGTTATTAGAGCAAAACAACAGTGATGTAATTGCATCCGGGTACCCACATAAATTTATACCACCCCTGACGACAATATTAGTTTTTATATTAGTACGATTACGAAAATATGAAAAAACACCGCACTTATTATCTGGAAATAAGATATTAGATGGGTCAATGGTAATACCGGCGCCATTTAAATTTCGAGGTATATTTATTAAATTATTAAGATATCCATAAGGCATATGAATACCATTATTACTTCCATCAGGACCAATAGATGATTTAGATACGTCAACAGTTGAAACACCCCAAACACCACTAACATCTGATTGAATAACTGGGAAACTATTTTCTTGCTTAACATTTGAAATATCTGCAACAAGTGTACCACCACCATTAAATTCAGATAAATTATTATTATGCATATGAACACGTGTCAAAGCTGCTGGATTAATAGAACCACACAAATTGCCTCTGTCATTACAATCCTCACATAAAACATTGCCTCTTGCTAAATCTTGTTGCAGTTTGTAATTAGAAACACTACGTACGGTACCTTTTTTATAAAATTTAATATTTTTAGTACCACACCTTTTCCCAGATTGAAATTTTTTTTTAGCTGCGGCATAAATATATTTGCTCTTTTTATCTCTAGTTATATCACTAGAACTTAAATTAGGATTAGAACTTCTGAATGGATTCATATATTAAATAATTAGAATATAAATTATGTGGTTTATTATTCATTCTTTATAACCCTTTAAGACTTGCAAAACGGGGCATTATTTATATATATCCATATAAATAAATTAACTATATAAACAAGTGCATGTTATGGCCAACGACAGGTCCATATTATTCAAATTAATCACCCTACCAAATTCATCGGTAACGGTAATGCGCATCTTTTCAATGTCAACAGGACCGAAATAATTACGAATAGAATCACCACGACTAAACTGATCGGCTAAAGACGTACCATTAGATATGGTAGACAATAATGGTGCCAAAGATACTCGAGCTAAGATATTATCGCGTCCCAAAGATGAATTATAAACTGGTTCTATCAGATTGGCAAAATTTTTATTAAAATCATTAATTATTATATATATATATTTTGTGCCCCAAGCATCATATACGCCCTCGGAAACATAAGCGGTAGAAGCCTTGTATTCAGCCATTCTAAATCCTAAACTCCATCCGAAATTTTGCGCTATATTACTTTCCCCAGAATCAATCGGCGCGGGTTCAAAAACCAAATTATTGGATATATCTGTAACGGTAAATCCACCTCGAGTTCTATTAAACGCCAATTGAAGAAAAGCCGCGGGATTTACTGTTGAAATTGGAAGAGCAAATATGGTTCTAAAAGAAGCAGTATCTATGCTGCATTGAGGACATTTGTCAGCGGGTTCGCCTGTTGCTTTTTGAATTTGTTCATTAATTTCCGTTTGCATTTCACCCCTCCTATATGTTCCATCGGGAATACCAATGTAATACCAATTTAATACCAGCGATGTGCCTTTTTGCCATCCCAACCAAAAGAAGTTGTTTCCTAATGATTTGGATATCTGGAAATAAGTATTGGGAAACTCAAATCCTGTTAGTTCCAAACTCATAACTTGACTTATCTTTGTTGGTAAATTTAAAAGAAAATCAGTTGATAAAGTGCCATAATAATCATCGCGAAACTTTGAATTTATAGCTAACACTTTTTTATACACTGGCAATGGCACACCTTTATGATTTACCGCTGCTCCAAGCCCAGGAATATAATGACTCCCGAACTGCGGTCGGTCATGTTGAATATTTTGAACCATATGGTCACTTCCGTCAGACCGTACATGGGTTGGAATTAGGTTTGCCATATTTTTTTTTTGTTCTTCAAGCATTTTTTGTTCGGCTTTACTTAAAAAGGCTAAAATTTGTTTTTTCTTATCATTATCTATGCTACCATCTGTTTTAATACGTTCCGTTAAATCAAGGTTGGCATCAACAATATCTTTCATCGTATGCGGGTCTTTCAAACCAAACAAGTTATAAATTTCATGTAAAGTATAATCTTTAATGTTCAATTTCCAATAATCGCTCATATATATAAACTGTGCAAATTATTTAAACAATAATTATTTTAAATATTGATTTAATCTCTCCATCGCTAGAAACTGAATACCTATTGTTGGGAATAATTTTATATAGGTTGCTGTTAAACCTCTGTATAAGCCGCGCGGTCCTTCCGATTTAACTATTTTATTGATACAATCCAATATACCGGAATATTTCGGTACACTCTTATCGAAATTTTGCAGCTGTAATCTTCGTCGAATTAAATCAGTTGGGTAAGTGATAGAAACAGCGGTAATGCCAGCCGTGCCGCCCCCAACTACTTTAATTATATCACTGTTCCACAAAGTATGTGATTCTAAATATTCTTTATAAGTAAAATAGGCAGAAAAACTTAATGCTGAGAAAGGAGCAAATCCCAATATACTCATTCTTAGCCCTTGAAATAAATCTCTAGGTGGAATAGTGCGGCACGCATCTAAAAATCCCTTATAATGTGAATTGTTAGTTTGTAGTGATAATCTTGAACGAATTGTTTCTAAAGGATATGTACAGGTAATAGAAATACCCCCGCTCACACTTCCTGACAGAAAATTTTTGATTTTCTCATTTTCTATTCCATAAAACATATTTTGCTTACAAAATTCAAATATTCCATAATTAATTGCTGTTTGTGGAAAAACTCTAATACAATTTGTGCCATTCCCTTTCCATAAATAGCGAAAACCTTCTTTTTTTAGTACATCACGAATTGTTGAATTAGGAATAAAAAAATTTTGTCGTTGAAATTTGTAAAGTTCTAAAGGCGCAGTTAATGTGCGAGATATAACTCCTGATAAACCACCTACGACTAGATCAACAAGCATTTATTAAAAATGAATACTTACCTTTATATTATAAATGGAGGACTATTATGAACATTTTAATCGTTAACAATAAGCCACCGAACAACCAATGTCGTCATGATTCCAATGAGGAAGACGCGTGTTCCCAATATTAATCCCTGAATACAAGTATTCCCACTCTTGGCTCCATAATTGTTTGACTTTTCTGACACATTTTTCGGCAGCACCATCTTCAACAATTGAATCAATAAATGTTTTTTCTACATCTTCAGCGGTAACATCCCAAACACCATCAGTTGCATTGATTATGGCATACTTTACATCTGTTTTTCTCTCTACGACAACTTTAGTGAGGGAATGTTCGGTGCAGGAAAGTGCATGTCCTGCCTCTTTTGCCTTTTTAATTACGGAATCTGTTGGATAATGTCCCAAGGCTCGAGTCATATTCATATTACTACCGTCATCAAAATAGACGTATGCACTTTGTTGCATTGTCATTTTAGTGGCACTTACCGCTTTAAGCCTGTTAATGTCTTTCGTTCGTATTCCGTTTTTAACAACAACGCCATTGTGTTCCCAACGCCTGCGGCAGAATAACGCGTCATTCCTCTCTCTGGCTTTGAGTTGAGCATTATCCTCTTCAAAATCTGTATCGTGATCTACCGATACAAAGGTTCGTTGCCAACTATCGCCGGATTTCTCCCAAATTTTTATAGTTGAATCGCCAATAGTGAAACACTCGAAACAATCGGGATAAATTAAAACTACAGACAAAGTGCAGCCTTGACAAGTAGCCGTGATTTTTGAAAATGCAGAAATATTGCTATGTAGCTCTGTAAATAGTGGTGAAATATAAGCGCCGTTATCATCCACATCATTTTTGTACCAATTCTCATTTTGTAGAATAGAGCGCCAATCCAAAGATTTAAATAAATCTCTCAATGCGTGCTTGCGAGCGCCTTGACCATGTCCATCACTTGTGATAATGTAATCGAATTTATCAGTAGAACCGTGCAATGCTACGTCTTGTCCACTCGTATTTTGCAACACAAAACTGCTCATTTTAGTTATTGGGCGTACTGTAGAATCGGTGGTAGGAATAGTTAAAGATGACATTGTTGGAGTGAAATTCTGTTTATACCAATAGCTTATAATCATTTATTCTGTTCAATTTTTAATCACAAGTTCCTTGTAGTTCCTTTTTCTTAGTGCCGTTTTTTTAGTGCTTTTTAAGCAAAAGTTTTTATTTAAAAAAAAATTATTATAAGTAAGTAAATGGAATTGGACACCGAAAATAAAATGATGGATTTTGCAAGAACACTGAAATACTTGGTTGTGTTTCCTGATAAAAAGACACAGATATATAGGTCATTGAGGGATATAAGTGAGGATATATGTGTTGATTATTCAACCATATCAAAAAAGCTGAAAAATGAAACAGGAGATGTTTTTATTTCAAAAGGCACTGATTTTATTTTCTGGATTCAGAAGATCTAGCTGCCCATTCACCCATCTTATCTTCTTTATTGAGATACCCTGTGGTCCATCTATTTGTGCGCCGTTCTGAAAAAGTTGGTTGTCTAATTCTTGATGCCAAAGGACTTACAATTTGATTTATAGGGCCAGCATTCTTTATTTCATCAATTCTTTGATGAAAGATTTTCTTTTTTTCATCTAACAACATAATTGCCATTGCTGCATAATTATGCAAATCAATTAAGGCATTTCTTGTGGATTCTGTATCTACTAACTTAACCCCAGTCTCAGTTATCGATGACAAACGATTAATTTTATCACCTAGACGAACAATCACGCCAACCGGACCATAATTAGCAAATGAATCATCATAATCAGCATTTTTCTTCTTAAAAAGCTCCAACCCTTCGGATTGAACCTTTTGCATCTGTTGAACACGCTTGTCAGTACGCGAGAGAGACATTATATTATTAAATAATACAATGTTTTTAATTCATTTACTTTCCACAACAACGACAACTACCCGCCACACAAACACCCGGATTGCCGCAATCGCCACTAGTTAAAGCTATGTATGCTGGTTGATTACAAGGAGCACCAGGAAGAGTCCACCCAGCAGCATTCACACCCCCTCCTGCAAGTACCAATGCTGCCTCAGAGGGAATTCTATTACTACACGCTCTAGTTGTACTGCCAGATTCGCTATCAGTACAAGTCGCTCTAAGGTTTCGGTTACCAGAAGTCATACCTTTATTGTTGCAAGCAGTGACAACTTGTGTAAGTCCTCCCCTAGCTCTCTTTCTTTGTTGCCCCACATATACTGGTTTGATTATAGTAAAATTATCTATTGTAATTTCTTTTCGTAAAACACCACCAACTCTTCGTGCTAAATAGCGTTGATAAGAACCGTGTTTTCTATCTACGCCGCTATTGTTTTTATAAGCGGTTCTGTTTCTAAGACGACCCATGTTATAACACGCTGCCCTGCTTGATGTACTTTTTTGAATAGAACCCCATTTATCTCCGGGTCCTCCTACTTGAATAAAACTGGCTATTGTACCTGCCGGGTGGACGTCTCCACCATTCATAGGTGCACCTTGACCGATTTGCTTACTAACTACCATTGATCGTCGTTT